GTAGTAAGTCCTTATTGCTACTAGCTTTGAGCGCTCCCATTTAAAGGCGCTGTGCTTGTATTTCACTGCTGCTTTCTCGAGTGCTTCTTTTCCTGCGTAGCCAATCCGTAAGTGGATGCGGTCTGCGTACTTCTCAACGTTCCCGCGCTTGTGGATGTTACAGCCTTCGCATTGGTTGTGGATGTTTCGCTCGTCAAATCTTAGGCCAGCGTAACTACCTGCGGACTTCCAGTGCCCAGCTTGATGATCTTTGTGCCATGGCTCACCACAGCTCACGCACGGCTTGCCCTTGTCCCGTAGTTTTATGTAATCGTGGCAAACTGTCATAACACTAGTCTTTAGGTATGACAATGTTTTGCGCTGCTTGTTCTCGCTGATGGCATTGCTCACCGTCTCCCTGTCCTTGGCTTGCTTCTCGCGCTGCTTGCGTACGTGTTCCATTGCCTCAATTGTTTTGCAATCGGGATCCCAGCAGTATCGCTCTGTTGTCTTGAAACGGGGCTTGAACTTTTCACCACAGGATTTGCAACGCTTGGCCATTAGTCTATTGTTAGTTGGGTAGTATTACTTTTCTTGTGTATGCCTTGGGCTAAGTTGAATATGTGCAAGCCTGTTTCGTAGTGTACCATATTTCGAGCAATCTTTTTCCTACTTTGGTTGCCCTTGTATTCACTTAAATCAATCCTGTGAAATGCTTCTATTTCCTTCTGTGATTCATAATGTGCCGAAACACATTCAAAGGTTGGTATTGTGAAATTGCTCCAAAACAAATGCTTTCCTATTTCCTTCGCCGGGATTAAAGGCTGGTAGAATGGTTTAACATTCTCAACAACCCATTTACCAGAAAAGTAATGCCCTAACAAAATCAATTCTTGATACAGTTCCATGTCTGGATATTTAACATCGCATTGGCCACCTTTGCTACCCCAGAACCTGGCCCGCGAATGTGTAGGGCATGGCGGCGAACTCCATATAAAATCAAATTCTTTGTAGTGGTCTAATAGGTATTGGTGTGCATCTCCAACTATTACCGTATCATTTGGGAATCGCTCTTTGTACATTCGGGCAAGTTCAGGATCTAACTCCACCGCTGTTACTTCGCAGTCCTCCCAAAGCAATCTATTACCTCCTAAGCACGCGTATAGGTTAAGTACTTTCATTAGTCTATTGTTAGTTGAGTTAAAAGGGAGCGGAGTTCCTACGATCCGCCCCCATCTTATTAAGTCAGAAATCGGTTTTAATTAAGTAATACCAATACTTCCCGATTGGCTTGGGTTAATCTTCTCGTTTATAATTAATAGCTATCTTGTTTTTTCATACCGCGTCTAGTATGCTTGTTTGTTTTGATTCTTCAGCAAATCTATTATCCGCTAAGTCTAAGTTAATTTTAGCCTGCTTAAAATAGCTATCCTTTAGCTCAATACCAATAGCCTTTCTACCCAACGACACAGGGCTGTAAACCTCTGATCCAACACCCATGAACGGAGTGAATACTACCTCGCCTTCGTTTGAGTACATTTCAACCAATCGATCAATGACGTCCAACTGCAAAGGGTGTACGTGCTTCTCGTCGTCCTCTTCACGTGAGTCTCTGAAAGGTAAAACATTGTCAATGCGAATGTCATCCCATACAGCAGACGCGTAACGCTGCCAAATGTAGTGGCTAAGCTTGTTTGTTTTCGGGTCTTCGTGGTGCTTGAATTCGCGGTTCAAATGCTCCCATAATTGCGCCTCGTTTAAATCAGACTTGTTGGCGTTATTCCATGCTCTTAGAATGTTGGGTAAAACTGGGATTTCACCAAAGTACCGTTTAAGGCCGCTAGGGTGTGTTACGGGAACTTTGTTCTCTCCTTTCTTGGTGAACACTAGTACGTAGTCAGGCATAGCCGTAAAACACCGCGTAGAGTCCTCAACAATAAACTTGTGCATTAAACTCTGAACCATCGTACGCATACGCACTTTAAGAGGTTCTTTCCATACAGTTATACGGTTACGGTACTCAAATCCATACTTAGTATGAATCCTAATTATCTCGTTGGGAAAATCCCACAACCTACACGTATTGTCAAATACGTCTGTGCAGTGAACAGCGGTAATGCGACCCGCCTTTGTTACTCTTGCAATTTCCTTTACTAAGTACTCGTACTGTTCCAAAAATTGCTCTTTGCTGTCACAGTTGCTAAAGTCGTTTTCTGAGCTTGAATAATTGTACAATTCGGCAAATGGCGGCGAGTAGATTGATAAATCAATGCTTTCATCTTCAAGCGTTGGCGTTACGTACATGCAATCCGAGTTGTAAATTGCATACTGGTCGGTTACAATCTGGTCTTTTACTTTGTTTTCCATGTCTTAGATAAATGTTGGTTTGATTACTTCGGTTTCGTATTGTTTAATGGTGTTTGAGAATTCGCTGTTTACATTTCTCACAAGATTCTCGTACAACTGAATAGCTTTGTCGGTCTTTTGCTGCAAGGCTTCTAATACTCTTGTCTGTCCCGTAGAGGTCACCAAATCAATAGTAACATCCTTTTCTTGACCAAATCGCCAAAATCGTCTAATTGCTTGGTAGTACTGTTCATATGAATACGTGGGGAAGAAAACAGAGTGATTGCAGTGTTGCCAGTTTAATCCCTGCCCAGTCATTTTTGCCTTAGTAATAATTCGCTTAATGTCACCAGCAGCAAACGCCATTAGTATTTCCTCTTTCTTGTCTATCGACTGACTACCAATGATCTCAACCGCATCTGAATCCAACTCCTTTAACAGTTTGCTTTCGTCGTTCAGGTTGCACCAATAGACGGATGTTTTTCCAGAAGCCAGCTCAACCGATTTCTCGCACCGTTCCTTTATGGTTTGCTTTTGTTCGTGGCGTATTTCGTGAAATGTCTTAGCCTCTTTGACAAACATCTCAACTTGATTTTCCAAGCCAATTAAAGAAGTGTTTTCAACCACATGCTTTTTTACATTCAACTCAGGCAATATATACCGCTCGTCACTATATCCAAGGTCGCTAGGCATCTTAACCATAATCGACCACTGATTAACCCATGCAAAGAAATTTTCTTCTGCGTGTGGCTTTAGGTAGAACTTTTCGCCGATGTTGCGGTTCTGCTTTTTAATGCTGCTTTGATTGTTCTTGAAAAACTTACTAAGCATGTCCATATATCCCATGTACCCTAGAGCCTCTGAACTTGTCCCTAGTTCAATAAAGTCGTTTGGCGATGGTGTGGCTGTTGAAAGAAAACGATACCGCACTTTCTTAACAAACGTTGTTACCTGTTTTTTGATTTTCCCATCGAAGTTCTTAAGGATTGAACTCTCATCAAGTATAACCCCCTCGAAATCATTACTATCGAAGTACTGTAAACGCTCGTAGTTACAAACAACAATTTTTTGGGTATGCTTACCATCTTTCGAATATTCAATATCATCAATACCTATCTTTTCGGCCTCTAAAATAAACTGGAAAGCAACCGCTAAAGGTGTAAGTATCAACACCTTTTTGTTAGTGTGGTTAACGATGTTCTGCGCGATTGAAATTTGAATCAGCGTTTTTCCTAATCCAGTGTCAGCAAACACCGCCATACGACCCTTTCGAACAGCCTTCTCGATTATGTGTTTTTGAAAATCGAAAGCCATGTGTGGAATGAAATTGGCATCAAAACCAAAGTCCCCAATCGAATGGCGCTTGCTTTGTAAAAATTCGTTATAGTCCATAATAAAAAAACCCACTGAGGTCAGCAGTGCAGTGCCTTCCCCAATGGGTATAATATTTAGTTTAGGTCTGCACACCTTTTTGCTATCTGTTTGCTAAAGTAAAAATTTATATTGAATCTACAAAATCCTGCATAGATTCAATGCGTTGTTTCAGTTGGGCTATTTCGCCGTACTGGGTTTGTGCTATCTTTCCACACTTGAAAAACGCTCGATCTGTTGCCTCTGCTTTCTGGTGTAGTTCGTTAGTCCATAATACAAATTCTTCAAGCCTCTGAATCATCAGGTGTTTATCAGGTGCTTGCTTGTCTGGGTTTCGCTCTTGCCATATTCGTAGGCTTTCCTTCATCTGTGTGATTACCAGATTAACAGAACTAAACTGCATAACCTTTTCTAATAGATCAAAATGGATCGTCGTCGTGGGAGTCTTTATAGGGGGCACGGTAATCGTTGCCGCCCCAGCCAATACCTTGTTGCGTAGCTCCTTGATCTCCTGCCTGCTCGGTTTTCGGGCCTGCGTATCGTTTTTTTCCGTGCTTGTCGTATTCATAGTATCGTGATTTAGTTACGTCGAACATCAAAGGAACGCATCCCTTTTGCCCTATAATCCTTGGTTTCGCTTTAAGAATGTAAATATCTGCTACCGTTGTTTCTGTGCTCTCTCTGTTTACTCCAATCATTGCGCGTCCTGAATCGTAAGGAGCAGCCCCGCCGCTAATATCGTACGCTGTTGGGGGTGGGAACTTGCCATTCTTGTCCCTGCTTTGTCCTTTCGGGTGCATTACCTGGTGCATGTGCTTGTTCGCGCTTGCCATCATGCTGTTTCGCATCGTTAGCATATCTGCAAGGTACTCGTTTATCGGTCCAGTGTAATTATGCTTGAGGTCTTTCCAGCTATCCACCGACCCCCCTTGCACGTTTAAGTCGCACGTAAGTTCATAAAAATCTTTTGGGGTGGGTTTATACCCTTTAAGCGGTTCGAGTACTTTAAAATGCTCCAAAAGCCATGGGCATTCCTGATAAATGTCGTTATCACTTATGACATTCTCATATTTCTTATCGAATGTTTTTCCTGTCTTCTTGTGTAGCAGGTCGCTCAGTAGTTCTACTGGTGTCCCTACGTCAGGCATGTACAAGCACCACTTCCATCCGTACAACTCAGCGGTATTTAATAGAACCTCTAAAAGCATTTGAGTCTTGCCGCTGGTTGGGTGTCCGGTCCAGTCGGTTGTCTCGCCCAGCTTCATCGTGTAGTAAGGATCAAGAGTATCAAAACCGCAATATAC